TATTGATAACATCATGACTAGACTGAGAAGTATAGTTGAAGAAACAAATGTAGGTATGATTTTAGTATCGCACCTACGTAGAGTTGATGGTAACAAAGGACACGAGAATGGAGTCGAGGTAAGTCTCTCACACTTGAGAGGTTCACAAAGCATAGCACAGTTAAGCGATTGTGTGATTGCACTTGAAAGGAATCAACAGTCAGATGATATGGAAGAATCTAATACAACTAGGATGCGAGTCTTGAAGTCTAGATACACAGGTGATGTAGGACTAGCGAGTCACTTGCTTTATGACAGAGAAACTGGTAGACTAAGGGAAGTTCCTAAAGATCAATTTGAAGATGATGATAATGAACTCTTGGAGTTATAGATATGGATTTAGTATTTGACATAGAGACAGACGATCTTAAAGCTACAAAGATACATTGTATTGTAGCACAAGACGTTGACTCAGGGGAGACTTACAAGTTCCCGCCTGATAAGTTACAAGAAGGTTATGATCTATTAGAGAAAGCCGACAAGCTAATCGGTCACAACATTATAGGTTTTGATATACCTATGGTTGAGAAGTTTAGTAAGGTTAAGCTTAGACATAAGCCAGTTGTAGATACGCTTGTCATGTCAAGACTATTCAATCCAGTACGAGAAGGTGGACATAGTTTAGAGAAGTGGGGTTTTCGTTTAGGCTTTAAGAAGATAGAGTTTGAAGATTACTTAAACTATTCTAAAGATATGTTAGACTATTGTGTCAGGGATGTACATCTTAACACAGTTCTATTCAAGCACTTAAAAAAAGAAGGATCAGGTTTTACTAAAGACTGTGTTGCACTTGAGCAAAACGTTGCAGATATTATAAAGACACAAGAGAACACAGGGTTTCAATTTGATTTACAAAAAGCTGAATTACTTTTGGCTGATCTTAGGGAGAAGATGCAACGAGCAGAGGATGAAGTTCATAAAGAATTTAAACCTAAGTTAGTTGACATCAGACAAGTTATACCTAAACTTAAGAAGGATGGAAGCTTATCTAAGTCAGGACTAACTCCTGAAGAGTACGAAGAAAGATTACCTACGAATAACATAGAACCTTTTATGCGTAGGAAACTTCAAGACTTTAATCTTGGTTCACGTAAACAGGTTGGTGAGTACTTGATGGAGTTTGGTTGGAAGCCTAAGAAGTTTACTCCTACTGGTCAGCCGATAGTAGACGAGACTACACTTGGCAAGATCGATAAGATACCACAAGCAAAACTAATTGCTGATTACTTTCTCTATCAGAAGCGTATTGCTCAAGTTGATTCTTGGATTAAAGCAATGGATGATGATGGGAGAGTACATGGATTCGTAATTCCCAACGGAACAATTACAGGCAGGATGTCTCATAGAAGTCCTAACATGGCTCAAGTTCCTAACATACACAGTCCTTATGGTGTAGAATGCAGAGCATGTTGGACAGTTAAGGAAGGATATAAATTAGTAGGTATAGATGCAAGTGGACTTGAACTTAGAATGCTTGCACACTATATGCAAAACGAGGAATATATAAATGAAATCATTAACGGAGACATACACACCGCTAATCAGAAAGCTGCAGGACTTGAATCAAGAGATCAGGCAAAGACATTCATCTATGCACTTATATACGGAGCAGGAGATGCAAAACTTGGGAGTGTGGTTGGAGGAAACAGAGAGAGTGGTAAAAGACTTAGAGAACAATTCCTTAATAATAATCCATCATTTAAAACTCTTAGAGAGAAAGTACAAAGAGCTTCAGGGAAGCATTGGTTAAAGGGAATAGATGGACGTAAGCTTTTAATTCGCACACAGCACGCTGCTCTCAACACTTTATTACAAGGTGGTGGTGCAATTGTTATGAAGCGAGGACTAGCCATGTTAGATGCTTTGATTAGTTTAAACACCTTTGATGCTAAGTTTGTAGCTAACATCCACGATGAATGGCAGATGGAAGTTAAAGAAGACATTGCTGAAAATGTAGGTAGACTGGCAGTAGACTGTATCATTAAAGCAGGAGAGTATTATAACCTTCGTTGTCCTATGGATGGCGAATACAAAGTAGGAGATAACTGGAGTGAAACACATTAAAGCATGTAAAAGTTGTGATGTTTCTTTAGTTAAAGGAACAGAAAAAAAAGGATATAATTGGTATGAATCTAATTCTGAAAATAGAATGTATATATGTAATAAATGTTTTAAACTAAATAAAAACAAACTAAAAACGAAACAAAGAAAAGAAAAACAAGTTGGAGATGCTAGACATCTAAACGATATGAGAGAAGGAGCTAGAAATAGAGCACGAAAAAGTAATGTTCCTTATAATCTTACAGTAAAAGATTTACGAGAAATAATAACAGATAAATGTCCTATTTTAGGAACTAAGTTTGAATTAAATAAAGTAGGGCAAGCTTGGGGTAAAGGTAAAGATAAAAACAACTGGCAAACTTCTCCTTCTTTAGATAGAATAGTGCCTGAGAAAGGATATGTAAAAGATAATATTATTATTGTATCGCTTATGGCAAACTCAATTAAGAATCAAGCAACACCAGACCAAATACAAAAGGTTGCAACATTTTATAAAAAGTTATATACTGAAAAGGGACTAACTTATGTCAACTAAAAAACTAAACACACTAGTAGAAGACATCTACTCTAAACTATCCGTACTTGGCGAGGGTAAATCGCTTGACTTGTCTGATGAAGTTATAGATAAGTTTGGTGAAGACATGAAAGAAGTCTTACGTCATTGGTCCACACCTACTGAACGAGCAACTGGTACGTTACGTATGTCAAACATAGGCAAACCAAATCGACAGTTATGGTATGATATGAAGTACCCTGACGAAAGTAATTCAATATTACCTTCTACGTTTATAAAGTTTCTTTATGGACACATGCTTGAAGAAGTTGTTCTTCTTCTTGTACGACTTGCAGGACACGAGGTTACAGACGAACAGAAGAACGTCAAGGTTAAAGGAGTTGAAGGTCACATGGACTGTGTGATTGATGGTCAAGTAGTAGACGTTAAGACTGCATCAGGTTTCGCCTTTAAGAAGTTTAAAGATGGAACACTAGCAGACGATGATACCTTTGGATATCTTTCACAACTCGCAGGTTATGAAGCAGGACATGGTACTTCTGATGGTGGGTTCTTAGCTATGAATAAAGAAAGTGGAGAACTTGCACTTTATATACCTGAAGAACTTGACAAACCTAACATAGAGAGTAAAATAGATACAGTCAAGAAGTCTTTAAAGAAGTCAGCACCGCCTGACATCTGTTACACTCCTATCCCTGATGGTAAGTCAGGCAATATGAAACTCGCTAGAGGATGCTTTTTTTGTAGGCATAAAGTTGAGTGTCATAAAGATTCTAATAATGGAAAAGGTCTTAGAGTATTCAAATATTCTAATGGTCTTTCATATCTAACAAACGTGGTTAAAGAACCTAAAGTCGAGGAGATAACAAATGAATTCAAAGCTAGAAAAGAAAATAAGAAAGCAAGCAAAAAACTTAATGGTTAGTTGGTTACAAAGTATTGTACCTGATGAAGAGAAAGATAAAGTTACAGTAGATAACTTAGAAGAATATATTCCTGATCAAACACACATCTATGCGAACAGAAGTCTACACATTTCTGCGTATACGTTACGTTGGTTTATAAAAGGAATTAAAAAACATATTCGACAAGGACGAAAAGATTATACGACCATTACAGTACAGGAGTTAGAACGTGGATGATGTTTTTATATCTTGGGATTTGGATAAGATAGAAGTTGAAGAATTAATTGTAGTCGTAGGTAGTTATTTATTTTCAGGCAATAAACTTGATACTGTAGAGACAGATGTTGTTGAAAAGTTATCTGAATTACTTAGTAAAGAATGCACAAATCGCTTGACAGAAATACCTAAGTATGAGATAATACACTAATGAAGAAAGGATTTCGCAAGCCACGTAAGGTTAGACCAATAGAAAAGAATCTACCTAAAGGATATGATTCTAATTGGGAGTATGAATTACATCAAGAGTTATTAACTGAGTGGTCACATCATGCAGACAAAGTTCCTTACACAGTTGAGCATACATATGAACCTGACTTTACAAGAACTTTTAATGACATAGAATATTTATTAGAAGCTAAAGGTAGATTTTGGGATTACGCAGAGTACAGTAAATACATATGGATACGAAAAGGATTAAAAGAAAATCAAGAACTCGTATTTCTTTTTGCTCAACCCTCTGCACCTATGCCTCAAGCAAAGAAACGAAAAGATGGTACTAAACGAAGTCATGCAGAGTGGGCAACCGCTAATGACTTTCAATGGTATACTGAATATACATTACCGAACGAATGGAAGAATTAAATATGGAATATAAATTTGATGAGAACATAAACTTAAATGGTGTTAAACAATATATTGATAGCACCTATACACAACACTATGCTCACTCTAAGTATCAAGCAACCGATATGATTATTGATGCAGGACATGGTGAAGGTTTCTGTATAGGTAACATCATGAAGTATGCTATGCGGTATGGTAAGAAGAATGGTAAGTCTGATGCAGACCTACTTAAAATTATACACTACGCATTGATTGCATTACATTTGAATGACAAGGAGAAAGACTAATGGTCGAAGACAAGATAGGCAAGAAGCCTTACTTAGGAATAGTTATAGACTATGACAAGGAAAAGAAACTAGACAAGTTTAGTTTAGATACATTAAAGGATAGATATTTTTGGGAGGAAGAAACACATGCACAAGAAGCATTCGCAAGAGCATCAGTCTTTGGTGCAACGTATAAAGGAGAAACTGATTTTGATCTTGCACAGAGACTTTATGAGTACAGTTCCGATCTATGGTTTATGTTTAGTACTCCTATACTTTCTAACGGGGGAACGACTCGTGGCTTACCTATTAGCTGCTTTCTCAACTACGTACCTGATAGTAGGCGCGGGTTATCTGATCACTATGATGAGAACATTTGGCTCGCAAGTTCAGGTGGAGGCATCGGTGGATATTGGGGAGATGTTAGGAGCAATGGTATTGGTACTTCTAACCATAGTCGTTCTACTGGTTCA